CAGCCCAGCCGCCCGAGCATTGCCGAGATGATGGCGAGGATGTAATGGTTCAGATCGAAGACGTGAAGCATCTCTCGCACGAAGTGGTGGAGTCCCACAACAAACGGGGCTTTGCTCTGGTGCGTGTCACCCCCACTGATCCGCAACCAGTGGGGGTGCTCCTCAACGTGACCAAGGAACCGTGGGTCACGAAGGGCAAGGAGCTGAAGGCAAAGGCGGATGTCCGCAGGTTCCTGTGGGACCAGAGCAAGACGGCTCGGTTGAGGCGGAAGAGCCGGACGTTCGTGTGGACCAGGTACATGCAGGAAGATGATGTGAGTGTGATGGGGCTGGCTACGGTGGTCAGCCGAGCGGTGGCCGAGCGGATGTCGAAGCTGGACGAGGGTTACTCCTGGATCGAGGTGCAGCCATGAGTCGGATTGCTTCAGCGGCATTCAAGGGGTTGGGTGAGTTGGTTTCGCCATTGAAGAAGGTTGCCGGTGGCGCCAAGGCGGTGGGCCTGGACTTCTCGAGTCCGGCGCTGGCGTTTGGTGCTGGTGTTCCGACGGCCTTGATGGCGGTGGAACTGGGCAAGGGTCTTGGGTCTTCGGTCAAGCAGGAGTTTGTTGGGTTTGATCGGGACCTGCGGGACATCGGCAGGGACATGCGGTACCAAGCCGCGCAGCAGATGAAGGCTCGAAGGTTGCAGGCCGCGATGGCCGACAACATGATGAGGTTGGCTGCTGCGAATCCTCAGCTGTACAATCAGCTGTTGGCTGGTAGGACGCTGCCGACCGGGGCGGTCTTGATCGGCGGGGGCAAGAAGACCGATTTCCTGGAGAGTGTGGCGTACCAGATGGCTACGGGTGGGTTTGGAAACCCCCAGGGAACCACCGATTCTCCTGATATCATGCAGTCTCTGATCAACTCCTACTGAGGTGAACCATGGCCGGACAGATCCCCCTCGAAACCAGGTACTACCCGTCTGATTTTCACGTGACCAACGTGACCGTCACTCCCGGCACGACCGAGCAGTTCATTCCGATTCTGTACTTCGATCGTTACTCGGTGGTCGACTCGATCATTGCGTACTTCGGCGATGCGCCGAGTGCGGACGAGACCATCCGGTTCTGCAAGGTGACTTCGGATGCGCTTCCGACCGACGCCGGCATTTCGGCTCAGACGAACATCACGGTGGGGAAGGCGCTGGCTACGGCGGGTTCGTACCCTGCGCGCTGGATTTCGGGAACTACTGCGGGGTTCACGATTCAGACTGCGAACAACCTGATGGAACCGGGATCCACGCTGTGGCTTGTGTCCGCGAGCGCGCTGGCCAACATCAACGGGTTCCAGATTCAGGTGCGGTGGCGCAGCCAGATCTAACACGGGCATCTTTTCCCCCTGCGAAGGGCCGTCCGTCATGGGCGGCCCTTTGTCTTGGGTGATACTCTGAGTAGGAGATCGCATGAGCCAAGTACCGATGAACCTACCGTTCGAGCAGTTGGCGAGTTACGACAAGCCGAACCTGCTGTTGACGCAGGCGCTAGATAACGAGCTGACGCTGAGGGGTGGGTTGCAGACCCTGGTGGACGTGGATGGATTGAGCCCGCAGGAGCGGGATCTGTACACGACCAGGTTGAAGGAGCGCATCGGAAGGAACTCGGTCACGGATGCGGCGGTCGACATTCTGACGAACCCGTTCGTGTTGATGATGATGGTGACGAGCCCGGTGGCAGGGGCTGCGCTCAGCCGAACAGGGAAGGCGATCTTTGATGCGAGCGCCAGGTACAGCCCGTTCGTGAAGGAGCAGGGTGGATTGTTGGGGTCCCTGGGGTTCCTGGCGCCGATGCAGCTGTTTCGAGGTACGGCGCTGACGCCGTCGTTCCAGGCGCTGACCAAGGGCGTGGACCTGATGGAGAAGGAGCTGATGGGGGTGGTTGGGGAACCGCTGCGGAAGGTGCTTGAGAGGCACCGGCTTCAGTCGCTGGATCCCAACAAGGTGGTGGGGGCGGAGCTGAAGAAGAAGGCGGAGGATCTGAACGATTTGCTGTGGGCGTCGCTGTCGGGGGCGGACAAGGCGACGAAGCAGGAACTGTGGCGGGTCAAGAACCTGGGGACCAAGAAGGACCCTAGCTACAAGTTGATGAGGGTGCGGACGAAGGAGACGGGTCCGTTGGTGGCAGCTGATTTGGAGGCGCTGCTGCAGAAGGAAGGGTTGACGGAGTTGAGGGATGCGTATCGGCGGTCGCTGGATCAGCGGCGGATGAGGCTGTTTGGAGACGAGGCCGCGAGCCTGAAGGCTGGGGAGTTTGTGCCCGACGAGCAGAAGCTGCTGCGGATGTGGGACGGGTTGAGGATGGGATTGAACTCGAAGGGTGCGACCTCGGGGACTGGCGCCGAGATGGCGGCCATGATCTTGGGGCCAGAGATCTCGGCGCAGATCGCGGCCGGCAAGTTGCCGAAGGGCGAGGTGATTCAGGCGCTGCGGGACATGATCAAGGGGCAGAGCCCGAGCACGTACTTGCCGAGGAACGTCATTGATCTGCGGGGGACATCGGACATTGGGCGGCTGATGGAGCAGCGGAGAAGCCGGGCGCTTGTGGCTACGGGCTCGAGCTTGAATCGGGTGAGCTCGGCTGGTCGGTTTGATCCAGAGGATCTGAAGCGGGTGTTCGGAAAGTTCGGGGCTACCGACGAAGGCATCAAGATGCTGACGGCGTCGGAGAAGAAGATCAAGAACATGCTGGCTCGGGGTGAGGTCGCGCGGGTCTACCGGATCAACGCGCAAGAGTCCCTGGCCCGGCACTTCCGGGACACCGGGTTCACCTACTCGATGTTCGTGCAGACCACGAAGGATTCCCCGAGGCTTCAGCAGGCGATCAAGGATTCGCGGGGGCTCGCGAACAAGGAGAAGCTGGCGCAGCTGGACACGGCGTTCGAGCGGTCAGCCCTGGTGGACAAGACGAACCAGTCCCTGGCGGAGGTGTTCCACCGGCAGCATTATCTGCTGGAGGATCCGGCCGCGAAAGAGGCGCTTGAGGTGATGTTGCGCGGAGCAGTGGGGGTGCAGAAGGTTGAGCACGTGGCAACGCACATGGCGTTGATCCGGGGCAAGCAAGGGCTCAGGGCGATGCTGGATTCGCCGGTTGGTCGTGGGATGAAGATGGCCGGCAAGTGGGGCCAGGGTCTCTATGATCGGTTGGATGGGGTGGCGAAGTCGGAGCTGACGTTTGGAGAGGCCAAGTCGATCAGCGGTCAGCTGGCGAAGTACTTCTATGTGACGCACCTGGGCTTGAACCTGAGCAGCGTCACGATGAACCTGATGCAGCCGCTCCTGTATGCGAGTGTGTACGGAGGGCTTGGCAATGTGGCTAGGGCGTATGCGTCCGCGTTCCGGGAGATGGGGAATTATGTGAGTGAGCGCGTGGGGACCCACGGGTTCAAGGCGCTCACAGATGAGCAGCATCAGGCGCTCATCAGGAAGCACTTCAAGTTTGCGAATGTGGACGGGGAGAATCTGGTGCAGATCGGACGGGATACGTTCTCGACGCTCGACACCATTTCGTTCAAGTCGGACAAGCTTGGGCTTGCGTCGAGGCGGGAGAGCTACTTCTTCGATTACCCGATGAAGATGTTCGAGAAGGCCGAGTGGATGAACCGCAACGTGGCGGCTCATGCGGTCGAGAACGTGTACAAGGGATCGAAGATTGATATCCGGGCAGGTACAGAGGGGTACTACCGGATGATGAGCGATGTGGATGAGATGGTTGCTGCTACTCAGTTCGGTGGCAACACGCTCAATACTCCGCTGGCGTTTCAGGGGACAGGACCGTTCGGGCGGTTGGCGAACAATCCGTTGTTCCGCCAGTTCCTCAGCTTCCCGCTGCGGTCGGTCACGACGCTGGCGTATGACAGCCCGAGGCTCGGGGACCGGGGCGTGTTCAAGGGGATCGGGCAAGACTTCATCCGGGGCATGGGCATCAGCGCGATGTTCTATGAGTTCGGAAAGAACACGTTCGGGGTGGACTTGAGCCCGGGTTTGTTTGGCGCGAGCTTGACCCAGGCTGTAGGTGGTGATCGGTTCTTCCAGGACGGGAACGAGTACGTGCCGATCCCTCCGGTGGTGGATATCCCGGTGAACCTGGTGAGGGGTGCGCTGGATCCAGGGCAACGGGACCTGCTGCAGAACAATCTGCCGAGGTTGGTGCCCGGTGGAATTGCGGCGGCACGAGTGATGGGGATGATGCCGAATCTGAGGGAGGGTCCGTTGTTCGGGCTGCCCGGGTCGCTGCAGAAGACCTACATTGATCCGAAGGTTCGGACCCAGGATGGTCGGATCCCGCTGTACAAGGCGGACGGTACCCTGATTGATTACCAGAGCCCGGGCGCGATCTTTGCGAAGGCACTGGGCGCAGACCTGGGGACGTTCAAGCAGACGGCGGACTTCGATGCGTTCCTGCTGAAGAACCGGGATCAGATCGTGGAGTACCGGCGGCGCGCGATTGCGGCGTTGTTGAGCAACGAGATCCCGAAGATGCAGTCGGTGAAAGCGGAGTTCAAGCGACGGTTCGGGATCGAGCTGACGATCAGCAAGGACCAGCTGGACGAAGCGATGAAGAACCGGCTGGTCAGCAGGACCGAGCGGATCATGGACCGGATGCCTCCAGAGATGCGGGGTCAGTTCCAGCGGCTGGCGGCCGGCAGGGCCCCGGAGATGGGCGTAGGGGCCGAGGCGATCACGGGCGCGGATACGGCCCGCCAGAGGATGCAGGCCCGTCAGATCGAAGCCCTGCCGCTCACCAACGAACAGCGCCAGGTCATGGCTCAGGAGACGGGTCAGGCTTTCGAGAGCTTCGGCGGATTCTAAAGGGCAGCCCAGAACTGAAGGCAGCCCAGGTGGCGCCACCACCGGACGGCACCTTGTGAGAACCGGGGGAGTAGGCGGACCAGGATCCGAGAGTCAGGCTCAGACTCCAGGACCCTGGCCGCCATCCCACCCAAGGTTGCTCGGCTGATGTCGACGTTGATCATGTAACCCTTCCCCGCAGAGGAGAAGGTCATGTGCCCCTTGCAGAGGCCCCCATCCACGCGAGTGTGGGGTGGCTCTCCGGAGAACGGATCAGTCGGGGTAGACCCGTCCGGCAGGGTGAGCGTCGTGACCAGCCAGTGCCTCGCACCTGGGTACGTCAGGATAGACGGGGTTCCCCGTAGCGCGAGGGTGAAGCACTCGGATCGGATGCCAGGGGGGACGGGTGCAACCACTCCAAGCTCCTTGAATCCTGAATGCCTCACCCTCAGCGGCACGGGCAAGTGCCACAGGCGGGGCGCAGAACACTGGTCCGTGAGACGCGCATTGGTTGAGTGCTCCTCGTAGGGGACCGGGGGCTCGTAGGACCGATCCATCGTTTCGCTTTCAAGCGGAGACAATCGCGAACTTGCCTTATACAGGGGGCGAAGATGCACCCCCGGTCGCCCAGAGAGGAGGACTGTGAGGAGGGGGTGGAGCTTGTGGGCCCCACCCCCTCGATCAGTGGGGGTGCGTGTTAGGCGGACAGGAGCTTCTGCAGGAACTCGGTCTTGTAGACCTTGTTGGCAGCGTTGCCCTTGCCCTTGCGGTACTGGCACCGGACGGTAGCCACCACCTGCTTGTCCGAGCCGAGGAGGTTCGAGACCTTCTCAATGGCGTCGGCCACGTCGAGACCATCAGCCGTTCCGACCTTGGTTCCAAGGATCGTGGACAGATGGCCGCAGAACCGGTTGCGCTCGATCTGCAGGCCGGTGCGACGACCCTCAGCGGTGACGGCGCCGGCGTTGTCCGGGAAGGTGAAGGGAGCGCCACCCCAGACGAGCGGGGAGTCCGGGTTGGTCTCGTCGTTCAGGAGCTGGTAGCGGAACCGGAACTCGGTAGCCGAGAGCTCGAGCTGCTGACCCTGATCGGTGTTGAAACGGTAGGTGGCCTTCTCGTTGATCTCCAGGCCGAGGACGTAGCAGTCGTGCTCACCCTCCGCCGGCCATTCACCGAGCCCGCCGACGCCCGTGTCCGGGTTTGCGTCACCGAAGGCGGCCTTCTGAGCTGCGAACATTGCGCTGATCTTGCTATTTGCCATGACTCTGACACTCCTGAAAGTTGGGCCAGCGTTACGCGCTGGCACTGTTGGTGTTGTACTTGGAAACGAACTCGGACCAGCCCCCGTTCTCGGGGAGCTCAAACTCACCGGGCATCTTGACGCGATGCTTGGTGATGCCGGACAGGGTCTCTGAATCGACGGAGAACAGATGGCGCTTGCGCTTCTCTGTCACGACCTTCGGCTTCAGGACGACGGTCTTGCCGTCCTTCACGATGGGCGGCTGTTGGATTTCGCGCTGCTCGGTGACCCACTCAGAGGAGATCGCAGCCACGATCTCGAAGAGGGGATAGAGCCGCTTGTAGAACCCGTCGGTGATGGTGAGTTCGGGCTTGAACACGAAGCGGTCATCACCGAGGGGGATCTTGGCGTTCACGACGTGACACACAATATACACGCCGTAACCCATCCTGCGCAAGTCGAGACAGGTGTCAATCACCATGTCGTACAGCTGGTCCCACGAGCGACGGCCATCCATTTCGCGCCAGTCCTTCTTGTCGTTCGACCGGGTGATCCAGTCCTTGAGGAGCGGGATCCACGTGCCGAGCGAATCAAAGAACACGGTGGACGGGCGCGGCTGGTTGTTCTTCGCCAGCTGCTTGAGCAACTCGATCTTCGCCTGGACGCTCTCCCACGTGAGCACGAGTGGTTCGCTGTTCACGTCGATGGGCTGACCCTGGGTGTTGATGCCCGGCCATACACAGGCTTGGGGATCACCGAGGGTGGAGGTGCAGTCCATGTTGCACACCCATGCGTCCGGGTGGCTCTGGATGAACTGGGACTTGCCCTCGCCGGGCAAACCACAGATCAGCCCGAAGAGCTTCTCCGGCGGATGGACCATCTTGATGCCTTGAAAGCCAAGGCCACTGTACCGCTGTTGCGGTAGCTTTCCTGCTGCTGTCGTGACTGACATCTCTTACTCCTGAAAGCCCGGCATCAGGACGTTGCTAAAGACAGCGCCAGGTGCCGGTAGGTTGAAAGGCGAGGGTCGAGCCGGCATGTCGATCCGGTCGTACTCGGACATACGCGCGGGCGCGGGCTCGGGCGCAGGTGCGGGCGCGCGACGAACATGAGGCCGGTCGATCTGCACGGTGCGGGTCACTCGGTAGCCAAGGATCTTGAGCCACTCGGTGATCCGGTTCTTGGAGATGTTGCACTCGAAGGCGGAGTTGAACTTCTTGGTCAGGTCCCCGAGGGACTCAACACCGTCTTCAAGGACGAGGTCGATCTTCGGCTTGATCACAAGGAGCACGTACTCCGACTCGAACATCACGTGAGGTGTTCGGGTTCGAGGCTCTCGATCATCCCGTCGAACTCGTGCGGTTCCGGTTCCACGGGAAGTTCGCCCGCGTCTCGATGAGCGACGAGGAACTGCTGCGTCTGGACCAGCGCCGGCCAGTCCTTCGGCTCCGTCAGGTAGAACGGACTGTAGTGCGCCAGCTTCGATCCCATCCGGATTGCGTCGATGTTCTTCAGGAAGTTGCATGGGTTGGCCTCTTGGGTTGCCAGCTTGTAGATCATGGCAACACGGGAAAGATAGTCCATGCACCAATCCTTGTCAAGCATGACGCTTGCGTGAGTGTACGAAATGTTTACAGGTGGGTCGTTCTGGAAATCTGGAGCACGGTCCAGGTATTCCTGCTCGCCCTTGTACCACCGCATACACCGCTTCTTGTAGTTGTCAAGGGACGGCTCGCCGGCGTAGATCTTCTCCGGCTTCTTGCCGGTGACTTCGTGCAGCACATGGAGACACTCGTCCATCGTGCCGCAGCACGGCTCCGGGCTGGGCTGGTTCTTGGTCCACTTGATTACGTACTCCCCGAACTCCTGCAGGTGGACGGGCGACCGCATGATGCGGCCGGTGATCCCGGTGCGCTTGCCCTCTGATTCCCAGTAGAAGTCCCGGTCAGCCTGGCCGAACTGGATCGACGGCTTCAGGATGGCGACGTGCATCATGCCACCGAGCTGGACATTGGCCGGCAGGTTGTACTGCTTGTGGAGCAGACCCCGGGCAAAGAACCACTCAAGGGCGTGGAGGTAGTGCATCGTCTGGAACTCCTCCTTGACCGTCGACAACCTGATCAGTGGGGGTGACGCGGTCGTCTTCGCGTCCACGATCCACAGCTTGTTGGTCTTGCGGTTGAGGAGCAGCAGGTCGAACTGAGAGACCTGGCGGGTCTTGGGGAACCGCTCGTCGATCCAGGTGAGGCGGACTTCAGCGCCGAGCTTGGTGAAGTTGTCGGAGAGCAGGTCGAGAGCGGACTGCCCGTTGATGCACGGGAGTTCCTCGAAGGCGTGGTACCAAGCGGTGGCGTAGGCTTGGTCAAGCTGCTCGTTCTGCACGGCGTCGGCGCGGGCACCCTCAGAGATGCGGAGATCCTTGGAGATGTTGTTGATCTCGGTGAGGCGGGACGCACACTGGCGCTTGAAGATCTGCCAGCGATCGTCACGGTCGTAGAGGGCGAAGAGGGTGTGGAAGTACGAGCCTCGGGACAGGGCCTCGGAGTACGAGAGCGCGGGGATCAGACCGAGCCGACGGCGCAGGTAGTAGCCGAAGGGATCAGAGAGGGACGAGCTGTAGTCGGAGGATCGGATGGAGGGGATCCGGGGGACGAGCCCTTCGGATTCGAGGTACTGCCGGGCAGACTTGGCACGGTCAGTCGGGAGGGGGAGCGGCTGGGTTTCTGGTGGCATCTTGTTCCTGTCCTGTGAACTTGTCCCTGATCTTGACGAGGCGGTTGTACACGGACTGCGGGGACTTCAGTCCGAGGACCGCTGCAATGCGGGTCATGGTGTACCCGTCATGGCGTAGGCGAATGATTGTCCACTCTTCCTCGGTCAGTTCGGGTAGCTCGAATGACAGCATCCGGAACTCTACGGCGAGGTCTTCACAAAGTGTATCATCGGTAACGTGGATCTTCAAGCGGGGTCCGTCGTCTGTGAACCGGTATCCCTGCGAAGTCCAGTAAGCGTAGTGAACGGCACCCCAAAGGAAGCCCTTGAGGAAGGTGACCACCGTGGATTTGGAGGGGTCGTAGACCGAGGTGAGCAGGCGCTGAGCCTGGATGTAGGCTTCAGCCAGAATCTCTTCTTGTTCCCATGCGGGAAAGCGTTTCTTGCGATGGGCGTCGTAGGCCCAGAGCGTCAGGAACCCAAGGTGATCCTGGGCATTCCGGCTACGGTTGAGCGCCATCTCACGCTCACTTCTCCCCGACTACAAACGATGGGGGTACAAGGTACCAGCCTTCAGGAACAACGATCGTGTTCTCAGAGAGAAGCCATTCACCGTTGACCCGGTGGTACACCTTGAGGCTGCTCCTTGGACCCACCCGCATCGGGCTGCTTTCCGGGACGAACACTGTTCTGTTCCCGCTGCATCCACTCACGAATGCGAGCACCAGCAAGGCGAAGGCGATCAACGTCAGGATCAGCATCGACCGCCGTCTTGCTTTGCTCGATGCGTTTCTCGAGCCAGCCAAGTAGCGTGACGCAGATCTGTGCGACGATTCGCTCAAGCACCAGCCCCTGCCTGTTCGGAGGTCACGTTGTTGTCGCGGGCGAACCAGCCAATGCCCATGACGCCGAGCGCGGCGATCACGGCCTCGAGCGAGAACACCGTCTCCGGATCAGCGTCGAGGAGATAGGCGACCTGGGTGAGGATGACTGCGAGTCCTGCAACGATGCCGGCTGCGGTGGTCTTCCAGCTCTTCATGGTTTGCTCCGTTCAAGTCTATCGAGACGAGCCGCAAGGTCACGTAACCTTTCGTCCATCTGCTGATCCTTTATGGTACTCACCACCTGGGCCTTCGCCAAGTCCGAGACGATGTTGCTCAGTTCCTTGACCTGTTCGGTGGTGGTCTCAAGTTGCTGATCCTTCTTCCCCATGTGGAGAAGGACAGTCCCGATGCCGATGCAGATCGCAACGAACTGCGCCCAGGACGCAACCAGTTGGGAGGATTGCTTCGTCTCCGGTGTCATCCAAGGATCTCCGCCTTGCGCTGTTCGGTGAGGAGACCGGCGGACACGAGGTAGTCCATGCCGGCGAGGGTCTGGGGGTCGTTGGCGATGATCTCCTGGGCGGCAGTAGCCAGCGTGAGGAACCGCCAAGTGATGGGGTCGGTGACGGCGGCGGCCCGGATCGCAAGGAGCTCGGCCGCGGTGAACCGCAGCAGGAACTGGTAGGCGGTCCACACGTTGATCGGAGGAGCCGGTGTGAACCGGGGCGTAACGTTGGGGGTGTAGGTCCAACCGATGAAGCACTCCTCTTCTGGTTGAAGCTGGAACTTCCGCTCGGTGTCGGGCTGTTCTTCTTCGCGCTCCACGATTGCGGTGACTTTGCCGTTAGAGATGTAGGCGTATTTGTAGATCATCGGACAACCGTGGTAAGGAGGCTGAGGTGGTCAACGAGCACGTAGCGATACGAGTTCGTGGTGGTTGTTTGGCTCTGGATAGCGACCATTGGGGTATGCATCAAGTTCTGGGTCATGTCAACCAACCGAGGGCTTTGAGCCAGCCATGCACTGTCTGCAGTGAGCTTTGTGACGCCGTCGATCTTGCAGACGTACTGAACGTTTCCGCTAACCGTGGAGGTTTCAATCTCGAACTTCCTCCAAGCTGCGTTTACTGGGACATCGGTTGTGAATGTAAACGTGCTTGCGTAGTCGGCAGCTGCACCAGCACCCCATCCTCGGAAAAGGATGGTCCAATACTGGGTTCCCGCACCAGCGGCGGCGAAGAAGTACACACCGTAGTCCAGGTCGCCGGGGCCCATCTCTCCACCGTCATCCCAAAAAAGCTCTTGCTTGTTGTTGAACCCAACACCTACCTGGAAGTATTCACTGGTTGTGGGAATGAGGGGGAGCCGAACCGATGCCGTCAGCTTTGAGGTGAGGGGCGTCGCAAAGACACTGGAGTTTCCGATAGTCGAACCGTGTCCTCCCAGCATTGCCAAAGGACGTGGAGAACCAGCGATGTTCTGAACCCCGAGCTCGAGGAATCCGCTTCGAGTTGAGGTGGCCGCGTAAGAGCGGTTGCCGGCAATTGGGTTTCGGACAAAGGCGCCGTTGCGTGTGAAGGCAGACCAACCACCAAGACCGAAGCCTTCCGTTGAAGTGTAGGACTGAGTGATCAGCGGCACGGTTCCGTCTGAACCACCACCGCCTCCAGCGGGAACCGCCCATGTGCCATCGCCCCGAAGGAAGGTCGTATTGTCCGCTGTTCCTGTGCCAAGACGGGCGACACCTAGAACTCCGCTTGTGATGTCTGCGGCTGCGTGGGTGTGGCTGCTTGCGGCCTTGCCGTCCAGGGAAGTCTGGAGGTTCGTGACATCCGCAATGGCATGGGTGTGGACAGCGGGGGCCACGCCAATTCCGCCGGCGGTGGTGCCATCACCGACATACAGCTGCTTGGTGTCGGTGGTGTAGAGCGGCTCGCCCTGGGCGGGCGTAATCCCGGTGCGGTCGGCGTTGGTTCCACGGCGAATCTGTAGGGGCATGGTCGGTCCTTATCAGATGATGATGTTGAAGTCTTCGTTGAAGGCGGCCGGAACGGCAAAGGTTCCGTGGTCCCGATCCGTCCCTGTCGGTGCCAAGAAGGTTCCGTAGTTGTAGTTTATGACGGCCAACTTCTCCATCGTGAACGTGTTGAGCACGACGTTGGCATCGGAGACATTCTGGATCTGATAGGTGTTGGAACCAGGAACCGAGAGGTCGACGGCGAACCCGAAGTTGTAGTTGTTCGGGACCGTGATGCTCGCGCTTGTGTTCAGCGTGAAGTTGAGAACAGTCCACGAACCCGGGTTGACTCCGTAATCCCCTGGGTTCAGGCGGCCCGAACTGATCTTGTAGTACACCGTTGCCGCAACACCAGAGGTCAACACCAGCCGGATGTCGATCGACGTATCGACGCCGGTGATCCTCATCGTGTTGCTGTACGGGCTGGTGCCTTCGTAATAGAGCCCTGGCGTGTAGGTGATCGTGAACGGGTCGGGGGTGTTGTCACCAGGCGGCAGCGACGGGGTAGCTACCCGTTGCCGGACGGCACGGCTCACGACCCGGTGGTAGTTTTTTCGCGTAGACCGGTAGCTCATGGGTCAACCCAGGAACATGCCCATCAGGAACATCTCGATCCGGTGTGCCTGGCTATCGCCGGCCTGCCAGCTCAGGGTCAAGCCCGCGGGCAGAGAGCCGAGAGCACAGACGATCTCGTCACAGCCCATGGTCTGAAACTCAAGACCCATGCCGACGATCGGAGCTTCACCAGTTGCCAAGGTTCCAGCGGCATACTGGTTCGCTGTCTCAGACAGAGCAGAAGTAGTGGCCTTCGAGATCGAGAAGTCGTTCGGCAGCTTGTAAGCAGAGCCTGTGCCCACGACAGCGCGCCCGAAACTACGGGCGTCATTGTTTGCCGAGACAGACATGAAGCCGTTGCTGGTCAGGGCATTGGTGGCGTAAGGGGGAAGGGGAACCCAGAGACCGTTGGTTCTGGTGGTGTAGCCGGCGGTCCTTCGAGCCCAACCATCTGCTTCCGGAATGTCCTCGGGCAATCGTTGAATCAGGGGGTTGCCGGCGTTGATGCTGGTGTACCCCCGAGTCTGCGGAGTCAGACCCATCGGCAAGATGAACGGAGCCGAGTAGGTAGTCAGTGTTCCGAAGGTCGAGATGGCGGCCGCACTGTCTACGGCGTAGTACATCGGGAAAATGTAGATGCGGTCGTAGGCAGAGGGCACCTTGACCGGGAAGTACGCGCCGGTGGTCTTTGGTGCATCGAAGTTCCTGGACAACCAAGGCCGGAATCGATTCGCATCAAGAGCTAGCGAATCAAACGATATTGTCTGGTTGGTTGCAGGGACTCCACCGGTACCTAGTTGAGCGGTGCTGGAGAATTGGCCGAGGACGAAGGGCTGGGAGCAGAGGGTGGCGCTGGCGCCGAAGCCCCAGTTGGCGGGCTCAACTGTCCGGAAGGTTTGGAGTGGGAGGTTCGGCATGGGTGATGGCTCCGTTGATCAGGAGTCTTGCGACTTCTTCCCCCACTGATCTGCGTTGGTCGGGGGTTGCTGATGGAAGGTAGAGGATCTGGATGTGGCGTTCAAGACAGATGCGGTGAAGGGCGTCGACCACCAGCCACGGGTCCACATCGAGCTGGCTTCTGGCCGTCCTGACCAGGTGGCCGACAGTCCCTTCGAGAATGAGTATCGGATGGGAGCACTCGGATCGCAGCCGGTCGCAGGCTTTGACGAAGCGCTCCCGACCAGTGGGGGTGAGCAGGTTCGTGAAGAGCTCAGGCAGGTGCTTCTTGCGCTCGATCAGAACCCTGGACTCAAAGCCTTCTAGGGCGTAGTCGCCGGTTGGTAAGCGTTTCTTGGTGACCGTAAGTGAAACGGTGCACGACCGCTTGTCCGTCGGGACATGGGCATCGTCGAGCATGACCATGTTGGCGGGGAAGATGAGGGGTGTCTTCTCCCGGTCGTCCTGGAGGATGGTCCAGCTGCGCTTCATCCGACCAGGGATTTGGTTTCACGGTCGACCCTGGACAGGATCTCCTTGATCCGGCACTCGGCAATGCGGAAAGCAGACGCGATCTCGGGCAGGGTCAGGACCCTGGAGGCACGGACGATCTGCTTCTCGATGCGGCCGCCCGGCTTGACCACCGGGTTGGTGGGGGCACCGTGGCGGCGGGCTAGATCGAAGATCCGCTTGCGGGACAGGCCGACAACATCGGCTACTTCGGCGGCGTTCTCTCCACGATTGAGGAGTGAGATGACTCGGCGGTGGTTGGCTTGCATGGTTCAGGTGTAGATGGTGCGTTCGTAGCGGATCGGAACAGATCGACCCAGCAATTGGCACAGCTTACCCCAGTAACCATCTGTTGTCACGTAGTCGAAGGCGTCACGGAACAGTTTGTCTAGGCGGTCAACAGCGGTATCGCTACGGCAGTCGAAGTAGATGGCGTCGTACACGTTGAGGAACATGAGGATGTCGGGCGCAGCACAGTTGATGGAGGGCAGGATCCGGTGCAGCTGGTGCTGGATGCGGAGCAAGACGTTGCCGGCCGTGCATTGGATGGGCATGTTCACGATCTCGGAGATGTCGTAAGCGTCGCCACCCATGAAGCGTCGGGATTGCCCGATGAGGGGGAGCGCCACGTACCCACGGGCACGGGTTTCCCGGATCAGGTTCTCTTGCCAGTGCCATAGGCCGGGGCGTGAGGACGAGCGGGTCTTCACGATGTTCTCGCAGATGGACATCGGGACTACGACGCCGGTCATCTTGAACACCTGGGTCTGAAGGGTGGGCGCGCCCGCGCGGAAGAGGTCGCCGAAGTTCGCACCCTTGGCGGCCTGACGGTACACCTTCTTGAAGTCGGGGTGTTCCTTGATGTCGGGCCCGAAGACCTGGACGGCACGGCTGGTGTGCAGGTCAAGGGGTGGGTCGGCACGGAAGGCAGCGAGTAGATCGGGGTCACCGGAGAGGAGGCCGGCCACAACCATCTCGATTTGGGACAGGTCGTACCCGACGATGTGCCCCCTGGTCCAGCGGCTCCGGTAGAACTTCTTGATCTCGTCGGGGTCGGTCTGGTGCCGGAAGTTCTTGCAGGTGATGCGGCCCTGCAGGGTACCGCCCTCGCCGCCGGCTCCGTCCTTCGAGGCAGTGGGGGTGACGAACCAGGTGGGATAGGACACCCCCACTGATCCGTTGGGTCGGGCCACGAGGCGGGAGGATTTGTTGGTTGGGTCCATCCGCTGGTGGTGGAGCAGCGGGTAGAGGTAGGAGGAGAGGAGCTTCTGGTGGGAGGAGTAGGTACCGAGCAGGTTGAGTTGGTCAGCGAGATCAGTGGGGGGCTGGAAGCTGAGGAAGAGCTGGCGGTTCACGTCGTTGACTGCGATCTCCCGCTTGGTTTCGGTGAGCTGGAACAGGGGGTGGGATCGGATGGCTGGGTCCCGGTTGTGCTCGATCCAGGTGCAGGCTGATTGCATCAGGGCCAGTTTGGACTTGGCACTACCTGGCCCAGTGAGTACGAGTCCGAGTAGGGCAGCGGCATCTTCAGCATCCCGCATCCGAGACAGTGTGGCCCGCTCGAGTTCGGATAGGCCCGCCCGGTCCATAGGCACTCCTGATTCCGACATGCGGACCACAGTCCAGATCGTGTCCGAGTAGTGGGTGATGCACTCGGGGCTGAGTTTGTCGGTGTCGGGGTAGTCGGTGCGGATCCGGCGAGCGAGTTCGGTGCAGGCGAGCAGGGTGTTGTGGGTGTCGGCTGCGTTGTACCGATGGAGGTCGGGGTCACGGGCGTCGTGGTATCGCTTGGTTCGGTCGAGTTGTTCATTGGAGTAGGCATGGGTTCCGAGGACAGGACCGAGGGCTTTCAGGGAGCGCTCGGGCCGGAGCTCTGAGTGCAGGTAGTTGAGGACAGAGAGGTCGATCAGGGTTTGGTGTTCGAGGTGGAAGCGGAGGTCAGGCTGGGACCGGAGGTAGAGGAGATCGAACTGCAGGTTCATTCCGAGGATGGTGTGGGCGTGGGCAAGCCATCGGGCGAGGTGCTTTCTGTGGGCTGGGATGTGGAGTTGGAAGACGAAGGTGGGACCGGGACGGAGGTGGGCCAGGTCACCATCACGATCGGCAACGGTGACTGAAACGGTCTGAACCAGATCGCGGACGGGGCATCCGTCCACGTCGACAGATCGGGCGGGGTGGAAGACGGTTTGGTCGGGGAGGAGTCGGCCGGCTGCGGTGAATCGGGTGATGCCATAGGTCTCGATGTCAAGGGAGATGGTGCGGGGATCGGGGCGGCTGGATGTCGGGGTCGGTG